TCCAATACATGAACGGAGGGTTTCCAGTCAGGTTCGCCGCGCTGATCCCGTTCTTTACCGACCAAAGGAACGTCTTGTAATTGGCCTGATAGACCTGCAACGCCGGAGCCTTGCCGCCGTCGAAATCAACCGTCACCGCTTGCGGGGGATCGGCCAGCGCAATGACCGGCAACAACCACAGAAACCATTTCAGTTTTTTCATAGTCGTCCTCATTCGTGAAACTCAGGCGTGTATTTAATTAGGCTCATAAACCGATTCGCGGTTCCTTCGCTGAAAGAAATCGTGTTCCGATCATCCAGCAAGAAAATGTTTTCATCCATCCAACCAGGGTCAACTTTTATGCAGTCATAGTTGAACTCGGATTTCGCTAAGGCAACGCAATTAGAAGACCATATTGGATGTGCCTCTACATTCACTTCCCACACCGCCTGCTGGTTATCGTTTTCATTTTCACAGCTTTTGCACGATTCATCGAACGAATAGTCTTCGAGCCCCGCGTTGTGCTTTATAGCGTTCACTTCTAAGAGGGTAAGCACTGAAACATGAGCGCTGTCCGGCCAATAATACACATAGTTGTCGTAATCTTCATCGAGAGAAATTGTTTCTTCAGATCCCGAGTAATACTGATAAAAATTCTCCCGGCTTTCGTTGTAGTTCGACACATTTATAATACACGCATTTTCTATTTTCGGGGCCAGCAAATAGAACTCGGCATCACAAGTCTTTGAGGTTGCAAACTGAGTTATCGGCCTTCCGCTCTCTCTGCCGATTACGGTATTTCCGGTTTCCCTCCAAACGAATCCGAACCCTTGGTCACATCCTTCGTGTCCAAAGGTCATCACCGCTTGAGCCAAATAATGGCCCCCGACAAACGTCCACCCTCCAGCACCGATGATATCTTGTATGGCATATTCTCCGTAGTTCTCCCAGTCATCAACTTCAGGGAGTACGAAGGAATCACAAACGTCTACATTGAAGCCGTTGAGGGATGATTGACAGTCCGAGTCATCTACGGTTCCCTCACCCCTTGTCACATCTTTTATGCATAGCCGATCACCGCTAACCCAAGCCAACTTATTCAAGACTAGATACCGTTCCAGTAGATTCGACGCGCTCACGAAATCGTAAACGGTTCCATCGGTTCCTGTGTCGTGGAAGTATGCATTCGTAATGACGTTTGTCACATAACCCAAGCAGTAGTTCGTGTAGACGTAGGTGTTGGTTCCAATGTTCGTCGTTGTCGTGCTGCACGGATACCGGCCTGTCGATTGCACGTCATAGAGTTTACCCGATTGCATGATCCCGACTGTTTCAAACAACCCGGTAGCCGTGTAGTACGGAAAATCGGTATTTGTTAACGATAACCATGCGCTGTAATGGTTCGTCCCCTCAAGCTCCTGATTCACAAAGTACGGGATCAACTGGAATATTTTCGTGTCGATTGTTTTCAACAACTCGCCCTGAATGAAATCGTTTTTTACTTCGTTCGTAATGCAATTTGTAGTCCAGCCTAGGCAAAAGTTCGTGTACGAATAGGTGTTAGTACCGATGTTCGTTACGGTTACGCTGCAAGGGTATCTGCCTGTCGATGTGGAAGAACACTCTACATATGCGATATGCGCCGTCACCGCTGCCGGATACGCATACGGATAGGCCCGTTGCACAAGCAGGTCGGACCGCTCATTGACCGCGTCAACGAGGTTCGACATGTGTACCGGCTCGATAAACCCGTATGCGTTTAGGTTCGACCAGGATGCATCCCATCCGGCGCGGGTGGATAGCACTAGCGCCAAAAACAATAGAAAACCTATGACTATGCCGAAATACTTCATGCGAACATCCCGTCAATCTTGATTGCGCCAAATTGTTGTTGCTGGTGATGGACAATCGACGCTCCGGACATATAAAAGGTATGCAGTGGAATTCGCAATATTCCGGTTTCGGATTTCGGCGGATCTGAAAGGCACGTCGTGATTATCGTAATTGTGTCTGTAGCCGTTATGTATTCCGCGTATGCCCAGCATGGACTTGCAAGCGTTCCGCTATTAACCGTAACGTCGGCCTCATCGCATTCTAGTGGGTCGCGCTTTCCACGGAAAACCCAACCGCCCTCAATCGTCACAGTCCCGGTCGTGTTGTCGATGGTGTAGTCCCAGGGGCTAGGGTTTCCGCTTCCATCGCTTATCAATAGCTTGCAGGCCCGACCGCTCGACTCGAAAAGCAGGTACGAATCCTGTAGCGGCGTTCCCTCTTCATCGCACACGCGTAGGTATTTCAGGATGTCGCAAACCTTATCCAGCTTCGACAAGCCCTTGCGTAGGCGGGCAATGATCCCGCCCGTATCCTGCTCAAATAATTCCTTTGGCATTTGTCCACGCATAGCTTTAACTGATCGTTGTAGTTCCCTTCGCCCAATCCGACAGCGATATATCCACGGTCTTGATTACATCGGCACCTTCAGCCGGTAGCGCCCGCAATTCGCACACGACCGTACCGTTAGCGGCATAGGTTGGCGTTGTTTCTACAATAGATTCCGCAGCCGTCAGCGTATGGCCCCGTGATTCATAGACCGATACGGCTCTTGGCCTGTACTCAAACTTATTCTCGGGGTCATCAGGATCGGGCCGCGTCTCGTAATACTTGTTTCGCGCAACGAGTATCCAAGTCGGAGTTGTTGTGCTTAGCCAAGCGTTGCTCATTTGCCCATTAACTCCTTCATAAGCTCCGGCAAGTCTTTTGTGTTTTCGTCTATATTCGCAAGGTGTTTCTTGTCAGCCTCACCAGCCTCTTTTTTTCCTTCTGATTCCATAGCCGCCCGTACCTTCGGGGCCATATCTTCTATGTCTACGCCTTTAGACGCTAAGTATTTTCCCCTGCTTACAAGTTGGTCGTACTTCTTTTGTTTCTTTGCGCTGGCCTTAGTCCCTTTTATTGCTGACTTGATATTTGATGATGGACCAACGGCTAATTCCTGCAACTGCTCTGCCGACATAGAAGAAAATGTTTCCGCCGTCCAGTCGTGTCGTTCTGGGCGTTTGAACGTTGAAGGCAACACACCAGAAAGTCCACGTGACTGTTTAGACGCGGCTAACGAATCTTCTGCCCTTTGTTTTCTTACGGCGGACCGTTCAGACATAGAGGCCGATTCGTTCATTTCAATATCAATAGACGGGGCTGCTCCACCTAAATACGATTCACCTACGCGTGAGGATACGCGATACGGAGCATTGTCATCCTTGCCTTTACCGGCTTTCTTTCCTGTTGCGCCGCGAGCTTCAGCGTAAAGTTTTTGTAGCTTCTTTTCCTCTTCCAACGCCTTCTTTGCTTTAGGAATTATCTCTTCGAGCCGTTGTAGAGCCTCTGGTCTCTTGCCGCTTGCTGCTAGTTTGTTTATTTCGGCTAGCTCTTTCTTTATGTCCTGAAGGCTTAACAATTCCTCTTCATAAAGACCGTTTGCCTTCATTATCGACTTAACTTGAAGGTCATATTGCTTTTGTGCGTTTACTTCCCGCTCTGCCCTGTTAGCCCCTACCGCGCTTTCCCCTCCTGCTAACCCGCCAGTCATTACGCCGCCTAACCAAGCAAACGAATCTGACATATTTTCTACGGCTACTTTCGCGGCCTTAACCATCTTGTTGAATACGTTTGTCATGTCACCGTATGCAGACCCCATCATGTTCCCTATTTCGCCCCACAGTTCGGAGAATGCGTAGCTTATCCGCTTCTTTCCATCCTCCCAACTTTCAGCAAACGCACTTGCCGACATTGCACGATCAAGACCGTCAAAGGCTTTCCTTGCTATTATTGCTAATCCACCGAATGACAACGCCTGTTTAACTCCGCGAGCAAATCCACGAAACCGTCCATCTAGGCCGCGTAATAGTCCGGTCGTATTATCCACCGCATTGATCGCTATTTTCAGGCCGAACATTTCTTTAGCCTCTCGGTGATTCGTTTAATCGTTTTCTGGAAATCAGCGCGTGACGTGTAATCAATGCTCGTTTCGTCTATACCGCCAAGTTTATCTGGCGCGTGTTTCAGTAGTTCTAGGCATTGGCTGGCCGGTATGGTCAAAAACTCAATCGGCATTTTCTTGTACAGCGCACACAACCGCGCAATCAATCCCCCGTACTCGGATGCCGATACGTGCCACGGTGCTGATTCGTCCTTGCTGTCATCTGGTTCCTGATCGGTCGGCATGAGGATGTCTATCGCGTGTTCAAGTTCAGGCGTTGTGCAGGTAGTCCCTAGGTGCATACGAAACGCGAATAGCGCCTTGTCTGCGCGGGCCTTGGAAAAGAGCGCGTCAATCCGTTCCTTGTCCCGGCTGTACGCACACATATAGCCTATCGCCAAAGCGCAAAGCGTCCCATCATTTGAATACCAGCCGCGCCCGTATTCTTCCCACCAGTTGAGAGCATACAAGGAAGGGTATTCAAGCACCACGTTGCCGACGAACACAGGCGGGTAAACAAAGCACGACACGCCACGATCCGGCGCAATCGAACGCTCGCAAGCCTTACCGATTTCTACATAGTCCTCGGGTTCAAGCGTGTACCCGTCCTCGACAAGCCGCCTTATCGTTTGCCTGAATAGGGCCGAACAGTTTTTCTTGTTGTCGATCATGGCTCATTAGGAGAACGCAAGCGCCTTGATTCCTCGATACACATGCTGATTATGGGCAACATTGGTCGAATTTGTAATCTCTTCGACCTGATCCCACGTTCCGTCATTCGATGATGTCGGCTCTCCGGTCCAAGTAACCGTTGCCGTTAGCATAGGGTTGTAGTTCTGCCCAACAAGATGCTTGCCATCGCCCTGGTTCTTGTCCTCATGCTCGCACGTTATTTCGATGGTGGACGATTCGACGGAAGCGTTATCGCCCGCAGTACCTCCGAGGAAATCGGTTGATCCGAAACCGTCAGTAAGCGTAATGCTGTGGGCAACGCTATTCAAAGCCGGTGACGCCGCGTGAGCGTTGTCCGTGTGGTTATGCCCAGTCAGGTCCATCGTGGCGTGTGCGTTCCAATTCGTTGACACGCTGATCCCGGTAAGGATATACGCGGAGTTGAGCAACGCGCCAATGTTGGCCGGGAGAGACGGGGCCGATCCATCCACATTGGCCTGATACGAGGCCGATGCTTCGGTCTTTTCGTCGTACAGTTTCCCGGCAACCTCGTTACCTGTAAGCCCTAGTACGCTGGCCCGCTGGCTCGTTTTGTTCAGGCTTGTGTTTTGCTCACTCCATCCGGTCAAGTCACCGAATACTTGAGTAGCGCCAAATGTAATTGTAGCGTCAGCCATAACTCACCTCATGTTTTCTTTTCTGTGTTGTGATACGCACATTGGAAATCGACCCACATACGAACGCAAAGAATCTCTTGCCCAGCATCGGATGGCCCCTCGACTCGGAGCGTTGCCAGTTCAATATCCGGCTGCGTGATAGCTTGGAAGCGTTGTAGCCCGATAACATCGGCTTCCGTTACCGGTTCGTGATCCATGACAATTCCGCCCAACTCATAAGCCACATCCTCAGTCTTGCAGAACGTTTCCAGCGTGGCGTCCATCAGCCATGCCCCGCCTGTTACTTGCGAGCGTGACCCACGCGGAACCTTTTGACCGCCGCCAATCTTCACGCGCCATATAAATTCATTCGCCCGCTGTATCGCACTCGGGAACAACCGGAACGGATATCCTTGCAAGTTCTCGACCGTCCCGAATACCTTTTGCCAGTATTCAAACACACCTCGATTTATATTCTTCCAAGCGTATGTGTATGGGTTGTTCATGCGGCCTTTAATCTCGCGTGTGGATCATGCCCGGAGTTGAATTGGTTGACTAATCGCTGTATCCGCTTCATCGCCATACCGCGCAAATCCTTCTCTCGAACCCGCATTGTTTCTACAACTGTTCTCTGTTGTATTGCCTTCCAATGGTGGGCATCATTCGTCGCGTAGATAGTACCGTTACCCGTAGCGTCCATGTTCCCGCCGTGACTTCCGGCGTGTACGGCTTGGTTCTTAATCCAATTCGGAATGCGTCCGGTAGAACCGCTTGATAATCTGGCGTAAAGATTAAGAGCATTTAGCCATCCAGCCTTTAGCGAGCCAACGCGGGCCTGGACAGATTTGACGTACTTTCTGAACGCGGACTTCTTTACCCACACTTGATCGCCGTTGAACTTCACGCGGCCTCTACGATTCCGGTACTTCATATGCAATGCCCTCATCGCCATTGCATCGGTTTTCATCATGTCGTTTTGCGGTTCAACGACTATCACAGCGCCGGTTTCTTTGTTCTTGACGAAGCGCCTGCCATCGCTTTTCAGCGTCCAGGTCACCTGCTTTGACGGCTCGAACTTCGCGTATATCTTGTCAATGTCATGCTCGACAGCGCCTTTACCGGTTGCGCGTTGTTTGGCGTAGCTTCCAAGAACACCTTTACCGCCCCACGGAGCCGTTTTCCATACTAGGTCTAACAGCCACAACCGCATCGTGTCGTAACACGCGAATTGAACGGTAACACCAGCCGCCTGCGCGTACTTGCGTATGCCGTTCAAGAGCCTTCCGCTATCAAGTTGTGCGCTGATCGTGAGCATTAACCTTCACCAAGCGTTGAGGTTGTATCAGTAGAGTTTTTAAGTGTTGCCTGAAAACAAACGGCATCTATCGAAATTCCAGTTACATAGACGTTTACCCATTCCGTTGTCCCATATTGCTGAACACTGATCACCTCGTTTTCACTCATTCCTGATATTGCGTCGTAGCTTGACCTCAACCCGACAACTCCTATTTCTGAAATGGTCGATGCATTGTAAGCGTCAAGCTGGAGCGATCCGTCTAGGGTATTAAGCAACACCTCAAACTCCGCTCCGCCTATTTTTTTCATCTTGGACGGGCATTCTTCAATGATTGCCGCAAGGTCTAGTTTGTGTTGAGCAATCATATCTACGGCTATTGTCATAATGCACCACGAGGGGCGGCGGGCATAACACCCGCCGCCCCTATCGCTAATTAGGCAACGAAATTGCCATGAATCAGTTGAGGCATCGTAAGGAACGCCGCCCCGCGCATACGGACACCAAACTGATAGCAATCGTTCTCGAACACGTAATCGCTATTGTTGTCCGTTCGAGACGTTTGGACTTCAGGCCCCATGCGAAGCTGCCAGCACATTCCGCGCAAGGCCGCTTTTTCGCCCAACAGGAACCAGTAATCTTCCGCGTCGTAACTCGCCGTTGCACCACCTACCGTAGGAAGGGTGATCCCATCAACGAGGTAAGGCGTCTCAATCGGAATGACCTTGCCCTTGTTCGGATTACCGCCCTGAACGATGGTAGAAGCATCTGCTGTGCGGGCCGCGAAATCGTCCTGACAGATTTCGAACGCCTTCGTACGCTGCGCCGGTCCATGCAGGAGATATCTGGGCCGAACATGCAAGGGCTTTCCCTGATTCGACTTCCAACCCGCCATCGCCTTGTACGCCGTGTTGAACGTCGCCGTGCTTAATGCCGTCGTTCCGTAGTTGTCGATGGTCCCAGAACTACCGATAGTCCTCGAATCCGAGAAGAAGGCCGTATCATCAACCCACGTCGATGTCGTGCCATACAGAAGCGCTCCAAGAATAAGCTCTTCGGGGTAGATCGCGGCCTCCATGCCAAGGCCCGGAGCCTGAATAGTCCGGTACAAACCAAGTTTGTCGTCCTCGATGTCTTCCCGCTTCATCTCGATAGTTCCCTCGAACTTTTTGTTCGTAACGGTGAGCTTCTTCGACTCAACTCCGTTCGCAACGCGGGGGCCAATCCATTCCCGAAGACCGGGAATATCGTTCAGCCATCCATGCGTTTCTGTCGCTGTAGTTGACGGGATTTGCATGGCAATCTGCGTCCACACCGCATCGGCCAGCGTTTTCACATACATGTCATTGAAAATCGTCGTGAGGTCGGTAAAGAAGACCTCCATGTTTGCTCTGTTCGTATCCATTTTTTTCTCCTATTGAATTGTGATTGTTGTTACGGCTTCAAGAAGCCAGGGATGTAATAGCTTGACCCATTCGTGGATGTGACCTCAAACCACGTAGGCTGGTTATTCACGAGCCCTGCCGGACAGTTGGTCGCAAACACAGCCGTGTTCGTTCCAACGGAGGCAGACACCATCGTCGTCAGCACGGGCGTCTTGGAAAGCGTGGCAATACCATTGATCGCAGCGGTGCCAAGAATGGTGATGTTGGATACCGTAGTGGATCCCTTGACCATGAACAGTCCAGCGTTCGTCTGACCGCCAGCAACCGACACTCCGGCTCCGAGCGCTGAATTTCCTGTAACGGCTAGAGTACCACCGGCAGAAATATTTCCGCTGGCAACGAAGGTCGTCGAGGTAGTCATTTCAACCCATTTGCTTTGTCGCGTATCTACCCAAACACCGGTTGAATCCACCCATCGAATAACACCGGCAATCGTGCTGTAGGAACCATTGGTAAGCGAAACGGTCTGATCGTCTACAACATAGGCAATATCGCCGATGTTTGCATCCGCTATTCCGTTGTTCACCCACCGGAACGTACCTACAGCAATACTAATTTGCTTCGCATCTGTAGCTCCGCCCGTATTGTCCGACTCCTCTTCAGCGCGGCCAAGCACGGTATAACCGGAAGCATTTGCAGCCGGAACCGCATAGCCAGAACTGTTAACCGCAACAATTGCCCCGGCGTAGATATGCACATTGGTATAAACGCCGATGGAAATCCTATCGCCAACAGCACTCGGGGTATCCCTATTAGCCGTCAACGCCGTACCATACACAACACCCACCGCCAGCAGGACGGTGAGCACACTAACGATAATTCTCTTCATTCTTTTCTCCTTCATTGTGGGCTATGCCCTTTTACATTTTTGCCTTGGGCAACATGCCCTCCGCAATCTTTTCACGGTCTGCACCATGCTTTGCGCAATAGGTTTCAACCGATTTCTGTTGTTCAGGTGACAGTTGAGCAAACGCTGTTTTTCCGCCGCCCTTGTCAGAACCTTGGAATCCCGGCATATCTAGCTTCGCTCGAATTTGCTCGTTCTCAGCCTTCAACGCCTCGTTATCCTTTTTCAGTTTCGCGGAATACTCAACGCGGGCGGCGTCAATCGACTTACCAGCCTTGAATGCCTGGGCCGCGAACTCCTCTCCGAACTCAGTACACATAGCCGCGAATGATTCACGGCTTTCCGCTTTCGCGGCCTGCACCTTTGCGTCTTCCGCTGCTTTCACGGCGGCTAACGCATCGGCGTCAGCTTTCTGCTTTGCGGCAAAGGCTTGCGCATCAGCCGCGTCTTTTTCGGCCTTCGCTTTCGCTTCGGCCTCAAGCTTTTCCTTATCCGTCATACTCTCATTCTCCTCGTTAATGACGGACACGCTGTACTCCGTCTTGTTATCTCTCATGGCGGCCAGCGTAGCCGTCGAGCTATCCATGCCGTACGGAGTCACCGCGACTCCGCGAAGGCACCATTTACGAATGATTGTCATGGGGCCATTGACCTTCTGACCGTTCACTTCCGCCGTTTGTCCAGCCTCAAGTTCTTCAATCTTCAAATCATCCGGCGTAGACGGCGGGAAATAAATAGATGCCTCATACGGGATGCCATTCTTGATGTCGTGAATTACCTTGCTCGCCCTATCATCGGACTTGAACGGGATTAGTTCCCCGTTGATTACAGCCCCGTCATCTGTTGACCCGCCAACCTCTCCGGCCCCTATGATTTCATCATGGTTATAGTCGATTGGGAATTTCGGCTTGCAAGTCATTCCCGCGAAGTCGTGCATTACAGGCCCCATGAAAGGTACGGATACGGCATTTGCTGAGCGCGCAACGATCTTAACCTTGAATTTTCCTTCAACCGGTTGCTCCTGACTGAAAGCAAAATCACCCTTTAAGGCGAAAGAAGAGGCTGGAAAGACTTTTGTTTTCATGGCTTTTGATTCTCCAATTCTTTCTTGTCCTGCTTGTCTTTTTCATCTGCTACCGTCTGACCAGGCTTATTAACAACAACCCCCTGCCCGGTAACAAACGGAAGTCCAGCCGCTTCAAGTTGTTCCTTCTCGTATTTCCGCTGCGCAATGATGTCGTCAAGATCGTACTCGGATACGTCGTCGAGAATGGCGTCAAGCGTCGTAAAGTTTCGGTCTAGCGCCATTCCATAGGAATTGATTTCGTCCACCGGCGATATGTACGGCCAAGGCGGACGGCCCCACCGGTGAGTTTTATACGTATTATCCGCAAGCAATTCTTTTGGTACCGCTATGCGCTTCTGATCGATTTCCGTTTCGAGCCAGCCCATAGCAACCCATGAACAAACGCCCGCAAGCTCGTCCTGTTCTGCGCGAAACCGTTTCTTCGCAAGCTCCATCATCGCCCGGCCACCGGAGAACGTAAGTCCGGTGAAATCGAGTAAGAGCATTTCAAGTGGGAATCCGAACGGAGCGCCAAGAATTCGAATCAAGAAACGCAGGAACGGCAAAAATTCGGTGTTAGGCGAGTTGCTTTCGAGTACAGATGCATCTTCATCTTCGTCAAGATCAAGATTCATCCCGGCAACCATAGGAACATGACGCCTCTTTTTCCCATCTTCAGTATCCTTCTTGCTCTCTTCGTGCGGCAACGACGCCCCACCCTCGCCCTTGTTCGTTTTGAATTTCAACCCAATGAACGATGTGTTCTTTACCTTCTGGACCATGTTCTCAATGATCTGCTCTACATCTTCAAATAGGGACAGGTTTTGGGTGAGCATGGACACGCCGCGCATTTGTTCGGCTCGTTCTCCGGGGAAGTTAGCATACAGCTTAAATCTTTCCGCCGGGTATGGTTTCCCTTCCGCCATTCGGTTAGCAGCGTCATCTGTGCGGGTAATGCGCGGACCAATGTAATACGTAATCGGAGCTCCGGTTTTGCTGTCATAATCAACCCCGTGGTCATCGTTGTCAGATGAATAACGTTTTCTTATCCGCTCTGCCTCGATAGTCTGTACGCGGTAATTCAGTTCAAGTTCATGCCTCAATAGGCCGATGTCGCCGTCTACAAGCCTACGCATATGCCACATACGGTTGAGCTTTCCCCAACTGCGTATTTGCCGAACATCCAGCTTGTTCTTGTCGATCTCCCATCGTTTTTCAACAAGCGTGTTGAAATCGTGATCAGTTGTCCGCATGGAAAGCCGGAACCCATTGCCAACAATTCCATCCGTAACGCCCGATACCATAGCCATAGTGATAGCCGATTCTTCCACCTTCTGCCGGGCTAGGGACATGGCCTTTTCGCGATCAATTCGGGATAAATCCCGTTCTGCGATGTCTGGTGTTGACCATCCAGCCCGGCGAAGGCGGGAAGCTCGTAGATTCTTGTTCACGTAGTAAGCGAAATCCGTTTGAAGCGCAGTCAACTGCGCCGGTGATAGTTTCTTATCGCCAGACATAGCGGAAAAGGCGCGTTCAAGTGCTCCTGGGGATCGTTTCTTAGTCTTGCTGTGGGTTAATCTCCCCATTCGGAACCCTCCCCGGTTGCGTTACCAACGGACATTACAGTTGCTCCGCCGTCACTATCGAGTATGCGAATCCTCTTTTCAGTGTCGCGTTTTGCCGCGTAGAGGTCTTTGAGTGAGGCATTTGACTTGTTGTGGCCTGGGCGACCGTAAGACTGCCCGGCAACGAGGATTGAATGGATCGCGTTGTTTATATCCGTTAGGCGGGCTTCCAAAACCTGTTTTGTCTCAACAGCCATTCGACCTTTCCGGCCTCACGCTGTCGGGATAAAAAAAGACCGACGGCGTAAAGCCATCGGTAGTTCCGTTCGGCAACTAATGAATACTTATTCAGTATCCGTAAAGATGCTTAACCAAAATCTCTATAAAAGTCAATAGTTATTTTAAACAAAAAAATAGGGGCGGGATTTTACTCCCGCCCCACCTTGGCTTTACCTGCTAAAGCTACTTTTTAAGATTTCCTAACGCACGACCAGACATACATTCACGCGAAAGAAATGCTATTGGAACTCGCTTCCGCTGTCCATAGTTGTACATCGCTTCGATTTCTTCCAAATATTCATTTCGAGTACTTCTTCGATTTATCATCTTTGGATACAATCTCGCGCGTGCGATAAATGCTTCGGCATCGAACTCTGGTATGCGCATTGCCGCCGATACAGCAGAAACAAACCCGGCGGTCCTAGAACATTCAACACCACACTCGAAAAGCGCATCTGTTATACAAACAACTTGATTTGCGTGAATCATATCTCCGCTTTTGAATTTGCCTGCCTTTATGTCGCATTGTTTGTTGTGACTTCCTGCTGATTCGCCACCGACAAGTGATGCGGCAACTGACATTGGAAGGTTGTGCTTCTTCTGAAAGTCTAGGAGCACATCATAGTTTTTGTCTCCAGCTCGACTTCGCGCAGTTGCAAAGTCACGGATAGACCAGTGAGCATGAGAACTTCCCTCCAGCTCGAAAATATCAACATTGCTATCATCGACAATGTACCACACGGGTAGATTTTGTCTCTTTGCTTCTGCCAATCGGTGATGACCACGGATCACCTTAAGTTTACCATTCCCGTTTGGTTTCACATGGATTGCGCCGGAACGCATAAACCCGTGTCTGCGCATTGACTCAGCAAGCGCAGGGTCTTCATGTTCTTCCCTGTTTAGTGGATGAAGTTCAAATATTCTATAATCCTTTGTGGTTTTTAGATAACTACTCATTTTGTTCTATCCATCCTTTCACTGATGCAAATGCTTTCCCGCGTTCTATGTCGTTTTTTTGTATCTGTTCTAATTCTCTTATTGCTCTTTCTGCCTGCCACATGCCTATCGATGGAGGAAGAATAGCCGCTTCTTTCTTCGTTAGTTTAGGGTTTTCTTTTGTTTTAACCTCCTGGTCTTGTTCTTGTTTCCTTGATTCCAGGCGGGCGGGATACTGCTTGCCGTCTGAGCCGGTGACCGTTGATGAGGTGAACGAATCGTTCACCTGTGGTCTGGCATGAAGCACAAGCTCTTGCCCAACCCCGCACATCTCCGCGATTGCGCGGCTGGACAGCTTCGGAAACTCCTTAATCGCAATCTCAACGCACCGGCGTTTGTCCGCGTTGCTTCGGCGTTGACCTTGTATGGAGTTTGCGGATAGTGCATGTTTTAATGCTTCTTTTCGTCCACCTTCGTGCAACGTTGTAGAAATATCTATCGCACCGATTTGTTTAGCCGCCATAATACGGTGCCATCCATCACCGATCCACGCTTTCGATTTATCGCCGAACAAGTCTACAGGAGGAAACTCCGCACCTTCTGTCATGCATTCTGCGTACTCGTTTACTATAGTCGTGTCTATCGTGGCTCGGCATTGGATAGAAGCGTCTAGTTCAACACATGATAGCTTTTGTGTTGTCATTGTTCTCCTAAAAAACAAGCCCCCGACCCTGTGAGATGAACGGTTGGACGTTAATCCTTGGTTCCAGGGCCGGGAGCAAATTTTGGTTTCCGTTCATCTCAACATACAGCAAAGCATAAATCCGAAACAGCGTCAACAGGGAAATTAGACCTCAACCCGGCTCTTTTTCGTCACCTCAACGATGAAACAATTTCGATCCCTCTTGATAACCAGCATTCCGTGACTGCTAGACAAAAATTCGTCTATACGCCTGATGATTTCACGTCTAGCCGTGTCTTCGTGCAGCATGGATACTGATTCATCCTGGTCGTTATCGGTGCTAACTTTCACCAGTCTTCATCCTCATGCCAGTCGGCATCATCTTCGCGTTGCTTCGGAA